CACTTGAAGTCGGTTGGCAAGAAGAACAATGGCCCACGTTGAGTGCTGTCTTGTTTCGAGAAAGCCGTTGCACGTTCGACGCATGGAACGGTTCAGACGCAGGCTTGAGCCAGATCAATCAGATTCACACTTCGTGGTTGAACGAGATGGGTCTTTCACACCCTGACGATATGTTCGACCCTCGCAAGAATCTTTGGTTCGCTCACAAGTTGTTCTCTTCACGTGAAGAGAAGGGTCAATGCGGTTGGCAACCTTGGTCAAAGCCTTGCAACTAACTTGCTGACTCGTTGATCTCTTTGCATCGAGTGCAACGTATGCGCCAAGGTGAAGTGATCATCTCAGCAAGTAACTTGCCGCAGTTGCCACAGCGCACGCTTGTGCGTGTCGCACGTTCAACTTCGGGTACAAGCCTTGTCTCTGCATAAGGGTCAACAGTCATCAGTACGCTCGTGTGACATTGAAGTTCTGTACGAAGATCACTCGATCTTGACTGTCACGTTCAAGAACAAACGGCGACTGAATCGCAGTCACACGGTTGTATCTCGTACCCGATAACGACATATTGACGATGCCTTCAAGAGTTGCCCAACAAAGATTGATCAGCGACTCTGCTGACGCATACAACACTGCACGCACAGCGATCTGCACACTCGGATTCTGCAACACAGGCAGACCGCTACCCATCGTGTTGTCAGGTGCTGACCCGCCGTACTCGTACAGAACAACACAAGTATCAGGTGAGTCAGGCATACGACCGAGAAAGAGATTCGTACCGAGCGTCAAAGACGCTTGCTGTGAATCAAGATAAGTTGCGATATCAACAAGCGTTGTCATCAACTACGACCTGTGCCGAGTTGATAATGCTTACGAACATACGCTGTCAAAGTCTCAGTGAAGTTCGCTGTGTACTGCTTGAAAGGTCGCTCAAGATACTTCGGGCCTCGACCCGTAGCAGGGTCAATACCCGGCCCTGTTCCTTGTCGCCCGCCGACTTTACTTTTGTTCGGTGGTTTCGGCGGGTGATAGAAGTCAAGACGTTCGTGTTGCACAAGAGCGTACGGTGTTGCACTGTTGCCGTATCCGACTTCAACCTTGTACGTCGTTCCTATGTTGCTCTCTTCAACACTTCGACTCGTGCGAAGTATTCCCTCGTCGACGGGTACCAGTTGTTCGCTTGCGTTGCTGATGTCTTCTGCCATGTTCTTGAGACCTGCACGCAAAGCAAGAGACACACCTTCAGCGTCAGCAATCAGAGCACGATGAATTTCACTCATGTTCTGAGTCTTCACTTTGATCGTGACAGGCTTTGCCATCAGTTGCGTCTCGGTTCACCAAGTGCAAGCACGACGCATTGTTGACCGAACTCGTCTGATCGAATATCAGTTTCGACGATAACTCTTGAAACACCGCTGACAGTGAGAAGATCATCAGTCGATGGTGAATAAGTCGTTGAGGGAATGTATGCGATGTAATCGATGACTGCTTGATCTGTTGATGCGTTGCGCTTGCTCGCAGATATCTTCTGCACGTAAGCCTTGTACGTTGTGCCACTGCCTGCGTTCAAGACTTCGCCATACGAGTTGATCGAAGATCGAGGCGTGACTGTCACAGTCTGCGTTGCAAGTTGCAACAGTTCAGTCATGAAGTCGTTACTCGCTGTCATTGATCAGCACCGCCACCAAATATCTGTACACCCGTGATCGTGTTATTCGCACCACCATCGTCGACGTTCTGAAACTGACCTGATGCGAACCAACCTCTGAACACGTCACTGTTGTCTTGATCAATCTCTTTATCACTGATCGACAAACCACCAGCGTACGCAATCGGCACGAAGTTCTGAACTTTCGCCATCGCATTGAACTGTGATGCTTGCGCCAAATACCCTTGTGCTTTCTGCGACAACTTCACGTTCAAGTCACCGATCTGCTTATCAGCAAGACGAGCCAACTTTGACGCAATAGTTAGACAGCATCGGTACGCCGCATCGTATAGAGCGTTCGTACCCGTTGAAGTACCTGATGCTTCAGTGTTCACCCACGATATTTCTTCATTCGATAACAGTTGATCAGTTGTGTCAGTGTCACCAATAAGGAATCTGATTGCGTCTTTAGCGTTAGCAGACGGGTCGCCACCATAAGTCCATGTCATTGTCGCTCATCTCACTTGATCGTCGGAAGAGTGAACACAGAACCAATCGGTGTGCCAGAAATTAAGTCAACGTATATCCCATCAGGGCAAGCGATACCGTTTGGCCCAAACCAATGAGTCTCGTGATCTCCATTCGCTGGTTTAATGAGAGCAACGATCGGGTCAGTGTTTGCGTCGCCGTTGTGAAGGTGCAAGTGAACTTGACCGTGAGAAGAATCACCAATAGTAATCCCCATCAGAACAACCGCGCTTGCTGTCTGTACACCTGAAGTCGCTCGAATTTTTGTTGCTGTCACTGCGCTTGTTTGTGTTGTGTTTCTCATATGTGACTCCGTGAATGACTAAGGCCGAGACTGATGCGTTCTAGCACCAGTCTCGGCCTGAGTGCCGTAGTTGAGTTGTATTACTTGCGGTAGAAAGTAACGCCTGTCGCTGAGTCGTAACGAACCAACCAAGTACCTGACGTTGCCGCAGGCACAGTTGCAAGTCCAACGAGAGTGACACCTGTTGCACCAGCAACAAGAGTGATCGTTGCGGCTGATGCGGCAAGGTTCACGATCGTGAACTCTGTGCAGTCACCGACTTGTTGACCAGCGAGCAGAGCAATGATGTCAGCACCGATCGCAGTTGTTACGTTGCGAGCGGTCGTTGGTGTTGAAGTGACAAGAGTGTTCGTAACGATATGAGCCGCAGTAGCAACCATCGACGCACCATCAGCGATAGTTGCCGCAGTGCGCTTGACGCTTGCAGTGCCACGAAGACGTGTCGGGCCGCTTACTTCAAGAGCACCGACGAGTGCAGTACCACGAGTGATTCGATTGAAAGCCATGTGAGTCTCCTAATTACGCAGTGACGCAGTTGCTGAAGAAGTAACCGAGCGGTGTACCGACAGCCTTGAAGTCCCAAGCGGATTCAATTTCAAGACGATCTGCACGCAAGTGATCCATACGGAAACGTGAGACAGCAGTCGAAGTACCGAGACCGCCACCAACACCGTTCCACACGAAGTTGTAACCTGCTGATGCGCTCATGATTCCAGCGGCTGGTGCGACGTAACACAAGAGAGCGTCTTTGTCGCCCATCTGTGCGTAAGTTGCTGATGCGCCTTCTTTTGCTGAGTTGAATACGCCCTTCATGACCATGACACGGGGAACGTCGAGCACTTTGCCGATGAGTTCAGGTGTGATGCTGTCTGCTGACGTGTACTTGTAACGATCAACGAAGTCGCTGTGGTTACGAAGAGTCTTGTAGGTTGCGTACGACAACACGAGAGTGTTGGGCAAGTAGCCAGTGTTCGTCAAGATGGTGTTCACACCAGTCTGAATGTCACCGATCGGGTCAGAACCTGATGCGTCCCACAAAGTCGAAGGCGTAGCGTCAGTTCCCCAAACAGAAGTCGTGAAGAACTTGCTAGCCCAATCACGCTCTTGACGAATCATCATCTGATGAGCAAGGAACTTTGTTGCGTCCATGTCGGGGTCAAGTGGCGAATCGCTGTTCGCACGAACCTGATCGCCAATGTCTTTGTGCAAAGCCCAAACACTTGACGAGTAACTTGAGGTCGACAGCGAGTAGCCGCTTCCTGCTGATTCAGTTCCGTCAGCACGATACTGTGCCTGATCACGGTAGAAGTCTGCTTGCGAGTACGTGAAGTACAAGTCAGATTGCTTGTTCACCGAAACAGTCGGGAACACTTTTGATGCGACAAAGTTGTCGACTTCGTTCATGTAAGCGACGCTCAAGTTGGTGAGCACCGCATCGATATGAACTTGGTTCTGAGTGGGCTGTGCCATGACTGGTTCTTCTTTCTAGATCAGGCGCAACGAGCGTTGCTTGGGTTGAGGAACATTGTGACGATATTGCCTGCGGCGGCGGCTTCAATAGCCTGACCCATGACGAAGACAGTTGTATCAGTACCGCTAGTGATCGCATCTGCTTGCGAATCGCTCGAAGTACCAATGATGTTGCCAGCGGCAAGGTTTCCATCGGCAACAACTTTGCTGATACCGAAGATTGCAATCTCAGCAGACTGACCGCTAGTCGGTGTGTTCTGCAAGATGCCGATCGGCTTGTCAGTGATTGCATCGCAAACATTGACAGTAGTTGCAGACGCTAACTTCACGAAGTGAAATTGCTTTGCTGACAAGTCAGCGGCGGCAACAAGGTTGCCTAATTTGATCTGTGCGCCTTCGTAAGCCATGTTCAGCGGCCTTTCTCAATGAGGTATTGGTTGTATAGGTCTTTGTTGGACTCAGCAACAAGCGTCACTGCCTTTGCGAAAGACGGTGCTCGACCTTCGCTGACGAGTGCGTGTGCTTGTGCAGAGATCGTTGTCCATGCGTCTTCGCCATTGTTCGATGCAGTTGTGCCGATCTCTTTCAAGAGATCAGATTCACGCAACGCACGTGACGATGCTTCAAGGACTTTCTCGACGATGAGTGCTTCAGCAGGCATCGTGTCACGCAGAGCGCACAACACAGGTGCGAACTCAGCGGGGTCGAGTTCAGGCAAGATTGACCATGCGTGTGCAGAGTCGACAGCCTTTTCAAGAGCACGAGTCGACTTCAAGACTTCTGATTCGTGACGTGCATCGTCTAACTGCTTGCGAAGATCAGAGAGTTCTTTGCGGATCTCTTCATCGAAAGATGCCTTCTCTACTTCAACTGCGGGGGTCTCAGTAACTTCGAGGTCCATGCTTGTCTCCTTATTTACGGCGGCTGGATTGATTACTTCATCAAGTGTTGCAGTCAAGTCTTCTGACTTCATGACTAGCCAACCTTCGTGAAGATGAGCGGGGTGATCGACACCACTTGTCTCTTTGACCATCAGGTCTGCGAGTTTCGTTGAACGTGCCATCGCTGTGAATCGTAGACACCTGCGTCGATTATCCGTTGTAACTCTGCAAAGAACTTCCAATGATCTTTCGTTCTTGATCAGTACAGTGATTGATCATGCTTGCTGAACGTACTGCTCGAACATTGTTTGCGTGCGTTGCGTTCATCTCTTTGAGTGCTATCGCATCGTCGTGTGGATACGACGGGAAATATCGATACACGTGTCAAGACCCAGCGAATTGGGAACTGGCAGAGTGCAAGCCACCAATCTGTGAACCAACAGGCAACTGTTCTGAGACTCTCGTATGGGGTAATTCTAATGGCTCGTAAGCGTTACGCACCCGAAGAGATACACGCACGACTCGTTCTTGCTGTCGGTCTTGCTTTGTGTTTCACGTTCGTGATGATCGTCGTTGCAGTCTTGTGGGCATTGGTATTCGTTACGCAACCGATGACTCAATCACCCAACGACAAAGCGTTCCTCGATGGTGTGTTGATTCCGATCACGCTCTTCTTGAGCGGGGCATTGAGCGGGGTTCTAGCAAGCAACGGACTCAAGTCGAAACCACAACAGCAACGTCGAGACATGATCTCAGACGAAGAGTTGTTTCGCTGATTAGTTCTCTACGCTTTCGAGCGGTAGCAGTGTCGAGACTTTGAGACGATCGATGCGCTTAATCATTCCATTCGGTATCGCAATCACGTGATCAATATGATCTGATTCGTCCATGATGACTGACTGCGAGATCACAACATGATTCGCTTTCACGCCCGCTATGAGATATCCGATTGACGTGACAATGCAAGGTTCGCTGTCTAGATCGTCTCGTGTAGTCCACGTCTCTGAGACAGCATGAGCGTCGTGCCATGTGACTTGAATCAGTTGATGCTTCATGCTTTGTATTCCTTGCCTCTGTACATCGCCCACCCGTCGTGAATCGCTATCTGTTCATAGCAGAAGTTCCCCGACTCAGGGTCGTACGGTATGACTGCGAGACCTTGTTGCCAATCTTCGTAGCGCACAAGCGGTCTGCCGTTCAAGTCTGTACCGCCACGTGTGCTCGGCACTGCACCATCGACTCGACACAAGCAACCCGGACTCGCCGCAAGAACTGTACGAGGCCCATCATGATCTTCACGAGTACGTTCTGCCCATTCACGACGATGAATATGACCGTACACGACTGACGACTTCTCTTGACCAAGATACTTGTGCGCTGTTGAACCACCGCTTGCAACTCGATCACCGTGAATGACACGCAGACGTTCAGTAATCCAAACAGACGACGCTGGATAACCCGGTCTGTATTCGATATCAACTTCGTCGAGTCGACACAGATACGGCACGCTCATGACAGGCCATGAGTCAGGCAGATTCCCTCGCTTCAATCCGAAAGCGGCGGCGGCGTTCTGCAACAAGAACTTCGGCAATCTTTCTTCGTGATTACCTGCAAGCCAAATGATCTTTGCTCGTGGTGCGGCGGCACGTATCTCTGCGGCGAGTCGTGTTGCTCGATCGATCGTCGCTTGTGTTGTCTGTTGATATGCGCTTGTGACGATGTACTTGCCGAGTTCAGCGAAGTCAAGGTTGTCACCAACGAGAACAACGATGTCAGGGTCAACATCAGCAACGATTGACAACGCAACAGAGATCGCTCGTTCGTCGTGTATCGCTTCAAGTGAACCATCAACAGCAGAGAAGTACCCGCACTGAATATCGGGCAACACAACAGCAACAGGCCAACCTGATCGTGTTTTCGTTGCTTTCGATGCAGTGATCTTGACAGGCGGGCCTTGTTGAATGACAGGCCATTCAGGGCCTGTCTCCCACTTTGGTGAGAACTGAATACCTGTGAGATCGTGTACTGATGCTTCACCTGTGTCGCTGTCTTTCGTGACTGCTTGATACAGCGACACTCTTTTGATAGCACCGACTTCATCGATGTCAATGCCGTTGCGTTCGAGTAGTTCAGCGATTCGACCAAGCGACTGTTTCTTCGTCGTTGATGCGTTCTCTCGTTCGATGTCGTCTCTAAGACTCACAAGAACAATCCCCTCGTCGATGTCGCTTGAGCATCTCGATCGTGACTGTGATGTCTCTGTCAGCAAGTGCAAGCGAGATTGATCTGTTAGTTATTGAACGATCTTTCAATGCCACGTTCAAGTCTTCGAGATCAACGCCGAAGAGTTTGCCGAGAGCGAGTTGAACACCGCAGATACGTCGACCGTGTGATCTGTGATAATTGCTTATTGAACTAGACAGACTTTCTTTGTCAGGCATATCAGTCCGATCGTTACAAGATCAGACCAGCCTAACAAACTGTGGACAACTTGTGGGTCAATCTGTGTTGTCTTCGTCTCTTGTCAACAGAACACCGATGAAGTGCAGAGCAAGACTTGCCCCGAAAGTCCATGCGGCTTTCGAGAGTGTTGCGCCACTGAGAGTGATCAGCACTAGAGCGACTCCGCAGATAGTCCATATTTGTGCGTGTAGTTCTTTGATGACTTTCATCAGATTCTCCTTCGAGTTGTTGGTACGGGTGCAGGCAATAAGAAAGACACAGCAGTCACAGCGACGACAGCACGTCGTGCGCCTACTGAGATCGTCGAGCCATCAGGAACGTACGTATCGAACTGTCCACTGAATACGTTGATCGTCTCCTCGAACTGTTGCTTCACTTCAGCGGGTGCGTCTGAGAGTGCTTCTGCGATCTGTTCTGCCTGCTCATCGGTCAGTTCTGTGTCTGCGATGCTTGCGATCAGTTCTTCTGTCTGCGTGTCTGTTAGGTCTGCAAGATCATCTGTCGTCAACTCTTGAAGATAAGTGACGATCTCTTCTGCGTCTGCTTCTTCAGGCAGGCTTTCAACGATCGTTGATTCAGTGACAGGCGCACTCTCTGTTGGGGCAGTAGTAGGCACTGTCGTCGTTCCATTTGTGGAATCTGGTGTCGTTGTGCTCGTCGAAGTTGATGACGTGCTTGTCGTCGTCGGTACTGTCGTCGAAGTTGAAGACGTTGTTGATGTGGTCTGTGAGATCGGTGATGGTTGCGTGCCATTCGAGAGCGTTGTTGTAGGCAATTCGACTTGGGTCGTCGTCGTAGATACTTCTGCTGGTAGCGATGTCGTCACCTCTGTCGTCGTTGTTTGTATAACTGTCGTTGTAGTGGCCGGCTCTGTTGTCGTCGTTGTTGTAGCAGGTTCAGTTGTCGTCGTCGTTGTAGTTGTCGTACTCGAAGTCGTTGTCGTTGTAGCAGGCTCTGTTGTTGTTGTTGAAGTTGTCGTCGTTGTTTCAGGTTCTGTCGTCGTGCTGACTTCAGTTGTCGTCGTTGAATCACTTTGTGATTCATTGAACGTCAACTCGTACTGAACATTCCATACAACACCATCTCGCCATACATCAGGTTCGTAACAACACGTCGACGCTCGAAGACGATACGAACCAGCAGACAGCATGAGATCAATCTTCGACTGTAAGCCCACGTAGTCGTCGTTCGTGACGATCAGTTCGTTGTCACTGTTGTACAACCACAGTTGCGGGTCAGACGGAAGATCGCCTGATTGATATGTCTGTGCCAAAAACTGTGTTGACTCTGCGAACTCGAAGTTGAAGTCTGTCGGTGCAGTGATCACAAGTCTTGAGTCTGCGTGTGCTGGTTGAACCCATGCAAGCAAGAGACCTGCATACAGCAGAACTCGACTCAGTGTTGTAAAGACTCTTCTCATGATCTCTCGCAGTGAGGCGACAGAGCGCACGAAGGCATCACAAGGATATCACTGTGATCTGCTCTGTGATCTGCTCACTGTGCGTGCGTCGATGCTGTGCGTGCTGTCAATCTGACGCTGTGTTAGCCTGAGGCCGGTAGGTTTTGTGGCGCAAAAGTGCTGGTCAGAGACATATTTTGCAGAATCTTCTCGAATATGTCGCACGTTGTACAAGCACGTGTATATGCTGAAGATATGAACAACACACTCAACTACCACAGCAACTACAACTCAGCAGTCTTCGCACCCGCACAGACGGGCGTGCTCACCGCTCTCGTCCCGCAAAAGCGTGGTGATGACTACTCAATCCGCATCAACGCAACAAACGTCGAGACGCTCGCTGACGGGTCGATCTCATACACAGAAGTCGTACTCGTCGAAGTTTCACGTGGCGAATACGAACCTCGCTTGTCGATCAGCAAAGTAGTCAAGTCTGAACTCGTGACTGCTTACAACTGGAAGTTCGCTTCTGTTCTTGCAGACGCTGATCTCTCGATCAACTTCGTTCGTCGTCAAGATTCGACATCGACGATCAGCGAGTGCAACTGATCATGAACTCCACAACCAACACAACAACACAGGAGACAGCCGTGAAATACGCAATCAAACTCACAAGCACACGAACAAGGAAGATCAAGTTCCTTCACTCGCATCGATCAGGGTTGCGAGCACGCATCACCACCACGTCAGAGTTCGCCAACGCTCGCAAGTTTGCAACTGAGGCTGACGCACAAGAGTTCATCAACAAGAACGCATACAACTTCGGATACAAGTTCGAGGTCGCATCGTGAACACCACAACCAACACAACAACAAACAGGAGAAACATCATGAGCAAGCGTTACTACAAAGAGTTCATCGATTGGAGAGAAGTCACTGAGTGGGCTGTCGTCGATAGCAAGCGTCGAGTCACCGACTTCAACGTTTACTGTGAAGACGAGAGTCATGCAGACGCACTCGTCAAAGAATTGAACCGTCGTGGCTACGAGATCGGTGAGTTCCACGCAATCATGATCGCTAACGACTTGAAGGTGAAGTCATGAGCGGCGATCGCTACTTCGCAGAGAGCGTCGAGCACTTCAACGAACGCACTGGCGAATGGTCAGAGCAATGGCTCGTCAGCGACGATCAACGCTTCGGCATCAGTGGTCGCACGTTCGAGTGGTTGTTCGAGATCAAGTGCGTCAACAAAGAGCACGCACTCAGAGTCGCTCAAGCGTTGAACAAAGACTTCAACGGAGAACACGTCTCACAAGAAGACGCTCGTGAACTTGCAAGCGATCTTCGACCGAGCAAGTTGTTCAAGTGATGTCTCGTTACTACTACGACATCGATGTCGTTCTTGAATCTGTACGCAACGCAGTTGGCTTGACTGAGTTCGCTATCAGTGACGAAGACTGGCAGACGTGCGCTGAGATACACGCTGAACTTGCTGAACTGTTCTCAACACTTGAACGTCGACGAGTTGTGCGAATGAACAACGTGTATTCTGATCAGTCATGAGACCTGCGAACTTTGTTGATTGGGCAGAAGGCGAAGACTGTGCTGATGCGTTCAAGAACGCTCACGTCTGTGCTCGTCTGATGCACAGAGTCGGCGGCTTTGACGCACCGATCTTGCGTAAGCGATCATTCATCGAACTTGAAGTACCGTCTGACATCGTTGACGAACGGGGACTCGAACGACTCTGCTTGACTGTGCTCGCATACGTTCAGCGTGAACGACTCGAAGACGGGTCAGTCGTTCTCGATCTTGAAGGTCTTGCTGAACTTGTCGAAGACGACGACGAGAATCTTCGTTGCTCTGTGAATCGAGAGTCTGAATGGTTCTCTCTGATCGACTTTGCGTATCTGATGCACGTCATCGGTGTCGATGCTGTCGATTCTTTGTTGCGTCAGTACGTTGACATCAACGGGCCTTGTCTTGCTGTTCGAGCGAGCGACTCGAAGTGGCTCTTCTTCGGTCTCGTCACGTCTCAGCACGACTGATCTCAGATCGCTTTCAGTCGCACGAGGTTGCGTTCTGAGCGGTTCTGTCTGCTTATCTGAGTCTTTGTGTCGTCTGCTTTGTGCTGTTCGTCTGTGCTCGTTCTGTGTTGTCTGAGTACATAAGTGCTGGTCACAGATATATTTGGTCGAATCTTCAGGATATGTCGTTGCTTGTACAACTGTGGGTATATGCTGAAGACATGAACAACACCACGAACACCAACCTCACGACCATGACACCAGCACAGATCGACGAACTCTTGCTCGAACTGATGCGTGAAGAATCAAGCAATTCAATCGATCTCACTTATGCGATGTACAAAGCGACAGACTTGCATTGGTCAACTGATACCAGCGCAAGCGTTGTCATCTCATGCACAGTTCGTCGAGAGAACCGCTACGAAGATTCAGTGAAGTTCTTTGCTCTTCGCTCTGACTTCGATGCCGCACCTGAGACCACGACTGAATACCCGAACGGTCACGTCTCAGTCGGCAAGCGTGACTCGAATCGTTACTTGTTGAGCGACGCAGTTGCTTACCTTGCAGACAAGCAGATCAACGATGTCGATGCGGTCAAGATCGTTGCAAGTCAAGACACAACTGTCGACGGGCTTGCTGTCAAAGCAATCGTCGAGCGCAACGCTGAGATCAAGAACTTGATCAAAGCAATCGACGCAGAGTTCAACGCTCGCGGCGGTTGGTCACGTTACTTCCTCGTCACTTCGAGCACAGGTCATATTCACTCATCGCAGTCTTGTCACTCATGCAACAAGGGCAAGTACGCAACGTCGTTCGCTCTCGTTTACGCAATGAGCGACCTGAACGCTGAAGTCGCAGTCGAGTTGCTCGGCCCGTCACTCTGCTCAATCTGCTTCCCGAACGCACCCGTCGAAATGACAGAGCAGTCAAAGATCAGCGCATCGCTTGCGAGCGTGTACTTCGACAAGGGTCATGACGCTTTCGTCGCCGCAAAGAAGATCGCTGAAGAGAAAGCCGCAAAGCGTGCCGCCAAGAAAGCAGTCGCCTGCTGATCTTGAGCGACATACTCAAGCACTTGACCCGCTCGCTTGAGCGGGTCTTTTGCTTTGTGCGCTCTGTGACGCTCTGACGATCTTGACTCACAAAGAGTCGTGATCGAACTCAGAGTCGCTCAGAACGAAACCTCGTGCGCTCTCAGACAAGCACAGACTCAGGCAGATCAGCACTCATTCGACGTGCAGAACCACCGATCGAGTAGCCACGTAACTTGCCTTCTTTGACAAGATTCCACGACCACTCTTCCCAAACAACACCCATGAACGGGGTGTTCGCAGGGAACTGATACTTCGTCACGCCTTGATTCGGAACTGTCAAGTCTGCTTCGACAGCGAACGGCACAGTCATGATCTCAACCATCTCACCTGCGGGCTTGTCAGAGTGCTGAAGATAGATCGTGCGATCGCCTGATCGAACCCAATCCCACAAAGCCTTCTGCAACGTGTCTTCGTCAGTGAACTCACCGTGAGCATCTTCGACACCGGGTACGTACCAAGGTCCGAGCGTGTATCTCTGCTCGTTCGCTTTCGCAACGATGCCTGCTGACTTGTCGACGAGCAGTGCGATCTTCTCTTCGCTTGTGATCTCGTACGGTCGTGCGTGACCTCGATCTTCCATCTCGTCTTCGAGTAGATCGTGAAGACTCTTCAACGCTTGAGAAACAGTCGACACTTCGTGACACTTGTTGTGCCATGACACAAGATCGTTCAACGATGCCTGTACCAACTTGGTGCTTCTGAACCGTTCGATCTGTGCGAGTCGTTGATCTGCTTGATCACGTTCTGCGTAGCAACCGAACGAGCGACCTGTCTCGCTGAGTACGCAGAATTGACCGCCGACTTCTTGAACGACTCGCTGAACCATACTGCGAGTCCCACTACCGTCGCTAACAGGTTCACTGACAGAATCACTTTCAGAACTTTCATCAGACGTTTCATTGTTGTGCGAATCTCCCCCGTAAACGATCATCTCTGCTTCGTGAATCAATGCCATGACCATCGCACGCAAGTCTGCACGTGACGTGTTCAAGAGTCCAATATAGGCGTGAGTCAAGCACTCGACAGGGTTGTCGTAGTGCATATTCTTCTTCATGTTCTCAGGCATCATGTCTTCGACGTACATCTCTCGAACTGCTGTGATGACTTCCATGATCTTCACAAGAAGTTTGTCGGTCTTTGGCCCCATCTTGACTGCGGCACTGTAAGCCTCAAGAAGACTGTCGAGCGGGTCGTATCCGTCGCTGTCGTCGTCTTTCATCTCGTACCCGTACATCTTGTCTGCGTCCATTGTTTGTTCCAAGTTCTTTCGTGTTGATAGCGGGTGTCCCTCAGGCAGAATATCTGTGTCGAACGCACCGCTCTTGTACCTGCCTGTGCGTACTGCGAAGAGAAAGGCGTTCACTCGTGCGTACGCCCACTGATCTGAACTCGTGACAGTCGGTCTGACGCTCGACGGGTTCGTGTTGTATGCGCCAACACCACGCTCGAAGACTCGTTCAAGCATTGAAAGAGTGACACGCTTGCTTTGAGTATTCCCGAACTTCTCGTTGTGCTCGTCGACTTTGCGCTTCAATGCTGTCGAGACAGTCGCTGACACTTCTTTCTCGATCTGCTTCGACAGTTCGCCTTCTGCGATGAGTTGATCACGCTTGCGTTCTGCCCACAGTCTTGCTCGATCACGCTGTGCGCTACTGATGTCTCCACCCCATAAGAGCCACGCAACTTGACCTGCTGTCGGTCTGTCTTTCGTACCGTCGAGATATGCGCCAGCGTCAGGTGAACTCAGATCAGATTCGTGTCGTGCAAACCAAGCCGCCATGCGACGCACTTTCTCTGCTGTGATCGAGCCTGATGCCATGCTTCGAGCGTCACGAACTGTCTGTGCTTTGAGACCGTCGCCTGCGTATTCAAGCAACTTGAGTCCACGCTTTGCGTTGCTTGAGACGAACGAAGGGACTGCGACCATGCCTGCAGATTAGTTGATCATCACTGATCTACACAGCAGGTCAGTTGACAGTGTTGGGAAGAGTTCGTACTGCAACAGGAAGATTCAAGTCTTGAACTGTGAGAGTGACTTCAACTTTAGGGTCGTCGACTAAGAAGATGAAGTATTGAAGACTCGCAAGTGCTTGATGAATTACATCAGATGAATCAAAGACAAGTGCTTGATCAGGTAACGCAATCACGAGTTCGTTGCGTTGCTTTGTTTGCATGAAGAACTTGACATCTGAAAGCAAAGTCGGGTCAAGGTATGGTTCTGCAACGTAAGCAGTACGACCGTTGATCTTAATTGTCCACATCATGTTGTTCTGTTTCATTTAAACGAGAGCCAATGTTCCCAAGACGAATCTACGATATGCGCCGCTGATGCGAAACGGCGACAGCATTGTGTCATATCGAAACAGAGATTCCATTCCTCTAGGCAAAGTTTCATGGAAGGCTGACAGCCACTCTTGCTTTGCAGTCCCGTCTCTTCCACCGTACCAGCGACCCGCATACCAATCGCCATATTCATCTTCAATCGCAACTTCTGAAACATCGTAACTGCCGCCTGTTGCTTTCTTTAGACCAACAAGTTGCTCTTCTCCGTTTCTACTTTGTCGAGCAACGAACGCATCATTCGCTCGTGACAGTCTCGTCGTATGCGCTTCAGCGGCGTGAGTAAACTCGTGCAGAATTGTCGTATCAGGAGATCGTGTTGATGTTTGTATCAACTTTCTTGAAGTATTTTGCGATCCTCGTTTGGAGACAGTGACTGTATATCGTTCAAGATTAATGTTATCAACCCACTCTGCGGGTAGATCGACTGATGCTTTATCAATCGCTGATTCTATCTCAGCGACTGTAACTTCTTTAGAAGTACCTCTGTTCACTGCAGAGGGTTTCAACTTCTTTGACCCGAGCGTGGGTCTAACTTCTCGCAAAGCCTGTCGAATTGCTTTGACCTCTTTTGTATACGCTTCTTCAAGTTCCCGAGTTAGTTCTAGTATTTCGTCTTGAACTTTCTCAATCGCACTTCTAGTGCTCTCTGATCGAGATAAGTCTCTCAATGCTCTTGATATTGATGACGCTGACCCGTCAAAATTATCACCAAATATCGCTCGACGGTTGCCCACGTCAAGCCATCGCTCACGATACTCTGTCATGGCCCTCAGACGAAAGTTCCCTGAAGTGGGAAGATCTATTGTTGCAAGGAACTCACCGTTAGAGAAGTCATCTCTGATTCTCTGCGCTTGTTCATAATTAAATACTGCCAAGTCGCCAGAGTCATTGATAATGATTGCATCGTCGACCTCAAAGCCTGAATCTTGTAATGCTTGCTTCATTCTTGGGAACTCAACTTCGCTCTGAGTTTGTTGCAGTTCATTGCGTTGAGCGTAAGCACGTTCTCTTTGCGCTTCAATTTGTTTCGGTTGTCTGCCGCCTGATTCGCTTATTATTTCGTCAACTCTTTGATCAACACGACGACCTGCTTCTTCTATTGCGTCAACTGCTTGATCACCTGCAAGAGTTGGTCGTTGCTGTCTTGCACCAATTCTCTTCTGTAGTCCGGGTCTGCTGTCAACGAGTTCAATACCTCTATCAAAGTCTAACTCTTTGACAGAATCTCTGAGATCATCTAGTGAACTTGGTGTCAATGCTTGACCTGCACCAGATGATGCGGGCAAAGGTGCTTCGACTGCGGGTGCAACAGGTATCTCAACAGGCTTGACTTCGGGTGGCTTTGGTTTAGATCGTGGCTTTGGTGTTGGCTTCGGCGTAGATGTCGGCGTTGGTGTAACAACGTCTGAACCCGGCAACGGTGGGAAGTCATCAATGTTCGGCGGGCCTGAATCAACTTCAAGACGGAACGGGTCTGCTTGAGTACCTGTACCGATCGTCTTCGGCGGTTCTTTCGCAGTGTTGAGACGCATCGTGCAACGACAGTTCGGGTGCGCTGGCGGTGTCTTTACTTCACCGATACCTGTCGAGAACTTCCCCATCAACGGAACAGTCTTGCCTTGCAACTTCGAGCAGATCGGGCATACGTCCATCGGTGACGCACTCCACGTCTTCGTTGCTTTGTTCTTATCGATGAGACCCTTCTTCGATGCTTGTTCCCATGCTTGCTGACGACCCTCTTCTGCTGATCTGATGATCTCTGTGCGTGCGATCGTGCGTGCTCTTGCTTTGCGAAGTTTCTCTGCGTAAGCGTCAGTCTTCTTGCGTATCTCTTCAACTGCTTTCGTGCCTTCGATGCCACGTCGAGCGAGGTCTTCAGCGATATCGTTCGCTCGATTCCATACTGCTTTCTCGTACTGTCGTGTGAGTCCGTTGCAGTTCGCACCGATCTGAGTTGCTGTGATGCGACCGTACTCTGTGCCTGTGCCGATATCTTGCAAGATCGTTCGTAGTGCAGAACTTGTACCTGCTCGTGTTGCGCCTGCTGTCATTGTTTGCCCGACGACTTGACGCATCACTGCACGTTGTTCGTCTGCCATGTTCGTGATGAGTTGCCCTGATTCTGTGCGTGCATAGTTCAGAGCGTCTTGACTGTTCAGATCGAATCTAAATGATTGAGCGACCTGTGTCGGTGTCAGTGCGTCTGCTTTGCCGAACAGATACTTGAATTGTTCAGCGAGCATCTTCGAGAGATCGATTGCTTCTGCTGACCCTGTTGACGTGAGTTGTCTGAGAAGTATGTCTTCGATCTTTGGTTGTTCTTTCATCAGTGCTGTGTACACGATGTCTCTGTATTGCAGACCCTCTTTGTCGTCGAGCACTGACAGATACGCTCGATCAGGCACGTTGTCGAACGCTTGCAAGATCACTGCTTGCAGTTCGTCTTCAAGTCTTGTCAGTTGCTGAAGACCGACTGAACGATGAGATGGTGTTGTACTGACCTGCGTCTTGCGAACAAGTATCGCAGTCGTCTTGTTGACCTGTCTGCCGAAGATCGGCATGATCAGACTTCTTCAGCCTGACCTTGTGGCAAGCCTGCAATGCCTCGCAGATAGTTCTCAAGTTGCTGATCAGGGAACAGCGGTGCGCCTGCTTGAGCGAGCGACGTGACGAACTTGCTGAGTCCATCGAGATCGATGTTCTTCGGCGGTGTGTAAGTCAATGTCGGTGACAGTTCTTCAGGTACGCCGTTGAGTCGCATCAGTCTAGGGATTGCGTAAGAGTTGAACGTCTCAGCAATGTTCGAGAGATACGCAGTCAACGAAGTCAAGAACAGTTCGACCTTTGACACTGACAGTGCTTGAGTGCCGACACCCTCGTGACCGAGCAACAAGAAGTCAGCGAGCAGACTCATTGTGATGCGCTGGTCGTATCGAGTGATGATCTCGTTCGTGTCGAACTGACGACGACCACCCGTTGACATCAACTTCAGATCGTATGCAGGCATCTTCGTGTCAGGGTCATACGCAAGAGGGAAGACGATGCCTTCTTGTTCGTCACGCTTGATCTGACGCACGATCTGCTTGATCGCTTGCAGTGCCGCTTTCTCGTCTGATGTTGCGTTGTTCGACAGCAACTGCGGTGGCACGTAAGCAACGGGCATACCTGCGAGATCACGTTCGATACCGATTGCTTCGATCTCTTGAATACGACGCTTGTAGTACCAAGGCAAGAAAGCGTTACGAAGAACAGATCGACCTTGAGGGTCGTTCAACGCTGTAGTCGTGCGGAACAGCAAGCACTTGCTGATCGGCAAGAACACGAGACCCTTGCTCGGTGCATACGGGTCGAGTTGGTACATACCTTGTATGCCACCGTTCTCGTCTAAGTCCCATCGTTGCACTGTTGACTGCGATCTGATCGGCAACTTGCGCCAACCGATTCGACCGTCGCTGAACTTCGATTGCGTTGTAGCGTCGCCCGTGTAGCCACGTCGATACTTGTACACGATCTCGTGATATGAGAACCCGTAGACAAGGAACGTCAAGATCGATGCGAGCGTGTCGTCCCAAGAGGTGCTCATATCGTTGAGACACGTCGATACGAAAGCGGCTTCGTCGATCGCTCTCTGATCGTCAGGGTCAGACGGTTCGACTGACCAGTCGACTGATCGTACGATCATCTCGATTGCGTGCAACATTGCCCCGATCACGGGGTCGTTGTCTGCCATCTCTCGATAGTTTGCGAACGCTTGCTTGCCTTGAAGTTGACGCAAGAAGTCTGTCTTGACGATGCCGCCTGATTGAATCAGACCTGTAGAACCTACTTCGAGAAAGTCTTTTGACGACGGCTTCTCTTTGTTCACTCTTGTTGAGTTTGTAGTTCTGCCGTTGTGTTGCACTCTGCTCATGCTAGTCGTCACTCTGTCTCTCTCGTTGGTGCTAGAGCACTCATTGTGCGACCGTCGAATCTTTTGATCGCTACGGGCAGTCTGTTCGCAACGATGCCGATCTTCATTGTTGGTGCTACGACAGCGAGAAGATCATTGTCTGACTGATCGAAGTACCCTGCGTCGTTCAACGCTTGAGCAGTAGGGAAGACATCTGCGTGTCTGTGTTGTTCACGATCGATCAAGTGATCTTCTTTGCCACCGTAACTCATGACGATTCTGAAGTTGATAGGCATACGATCGATGTATCTGAGCATCATCGATATCTCTTTCGTGTACGCATAGAACAACACTTGTGGTGCTTTGCGTGCGATATATGTCCATCGATGAAAGTATTTCTCGTCGAAGAAGTCTCCTGCGTCGTGTATGCGTACTGCTTTGCCACCGTTCTTCACCCAAGTCTTGAGCCATATGTCTTCACTGTCGAACGGCAGATCGTGAGGCTTCAGCGTTGGTTTCATGCGCTTGTGCGTGACTTCGTTGATCATCTGTTCTTGCCATGTATCGCCCTCTAAGAGCACGTATTCAAGGTTCTGAACGTGTCGTGCTTTGACGTTGCTGAACGTGTACGTGCCGAACTTTGCGTAGCAGACTCGACCACAAGAGCCTGCGTGCGGGCAACAGTTGAATCGTTCACCGTTCGTGAGCGTGACTACGTGTGCAGGGATAGTCCAGTTCCAGACTCCAACTCTTCTGAGTTCGCTGTTCTGAGTGAGTAGTCGTGCAGGTGCTGTGTTCATGAGACCTTCCAAGGTGAAGTCTGCGAGATTGAGATTGGTACGACAGCAGGTGCAGAACGACTGCCATCAATCATGAGTTCTGTGAACGCCCATACCATAGCGTCGAGTCTGTCAGGTGAGATTGACACGTCAGGTATCCACCCGCAGAGTTGATCTTCGAGTTGTGGAAGATATCCGACGTGGTGAATCTTGCCTTGCTCGTGTGCGCTTTCCCCGTGATGCGTGAACGAGTTTCACAGGTGCATGACGATCGACAGTTGCGAGCGTGTGTCGAACCATGTCACCGCCTTGATTAGATTCAGCGACGATACGGTCTGCTTTGTAGTGATGATACGCAGAGACTGCCGCTCTGCCCCATTCGTCGGGTGAACCACGCATTGTCTTGTCGTCGAGTACATAGCCGTGACCGTCTAGCCCAACTCCTGCGACGATGATGCCTGTCTCGTTGCTTTCAGATCGTGACGTGACAGCAGGGTCGACAGCGACGACGATGCGCTTCATGTCAACGTGCTTGATCACACGATGCTGATCGAGCGTGATGCGTTGCCACAGTGCGCCTTCTACGTCTTCAAGAACTTCAGCGTGTAACTCTTGACGACCGAGTGTTGTGCCTTCGTATCGTCGTCTCATCTCATCAATGAACGCTGGTGCAAGATTCTTCACGTTCTCGTACGTCGAACCTCGTGTCACGACGACTGAACCGTCGTCGATCTTCAGCAAGTCTTTGATCACAGGCACAGGTCGAGGGGTCGTTGTGACAACGCAACGTGGATACGCACCGATTCGCAGACCGAACATCAACTGATCCCAAGCGTCTTTGTATCTCCACGCCGCTAACTCGTCAGACCATGCGAAGTCGTGGTTTGGGCCTCGTAAGCGATCAGGTTCGTCAGCACTGTACGTCGATGCTTGAGCACCGTTGTGAAAGGTCAGTCGACGCTTTGATGGTTCGTATCGTGGTCGTTGATCAGCAGGGAATACTCGAAGTAAGCCTGACTCACCCTCAATCATTGTGTCTCGAACGTCTGACGCTGTTCGCCCTACGATCGCACCATGCTTGATCAGACCCAAGTTGACTTGTTCTCTGAACGTCTCTGCACCAGTTCGAGTCTTGCCAAAGCCACGACCTGCTTGAATCAGCCACACTCTCCAGTGACCCTCAGGTGTCTTCTGCTTCGGTCGTCGCCAGACAGACCAGTCGTACAGCATCTGCTTCTGCTGTTCAGGTGTCAGATCGTTGATCACAGCGAGCAACTGATCTTGACTCAGACTTGCGAGTTGCTCTGCGACACTTCGTTCGTCAATCACCATTGTGCGCCATGCTCTGCCATTATTCGCCGCTCAGTGCCGCTGAACCGCTGTCGTCTGCTATCTCGACAAAGTGTGTATCAATGATGTCGCTGTCGCTCTGAGGCGAACCTAGCGTGGTCTCAGAAGACGCAGAGAGTGCGTGCAGTCTGTCGATCAGCACCTGACCGAGATCAGTCTGAATCGCACCACCGTCTTGACCAGTGACTTCGATCGTCTTCGTAGCATCAAGACCCCACAACTCAGCACGTCTCTTCTCAATAGCGATCACGTTGCGTACTTGATCGAGATCACCATTGAGCACAGCCTGCAAGCATCGAGTGACCATCATGTCGAGACGCTCGCTCTGAATGAACCGCTGTTCCATGACAGGCTCGAACTCAGCACGATCAAGACAAGCCTTCACTGCTTTGCGAGCACCGCTTCGATCGAAGTAGCCCATCTGTTCTGCGATCTGATCGTACGATGCGCCGAGATTGCGTAAGCGCAAGGCTTTCTGTTGTTTCTGTATGACTTCGACGTTCATGCGATTCACGGTGTTTGTGTCCTGCTTCGTGTGTCCTGTTTTGTGGTCTGTTGTTGATGGTAGCAGGTGTCCACCTATTGTTGTGCGCTTATGAGTATCCTGTGTTGTTAGTGCGTGACGATGATCTTGTGTTGTTCAATACTCCGCCGCCGGGTTCGTGGGTGAGTGAGAGTCGATGTATCGGTGTTGAGTCGTCTGTGTTCTTCCCGAAGGCGGGTTCACGACCGACTGAGGCGATTCTGATCTGTTCGCAGTGTGCTGTTCGTGTTGAGTGTGCTGAGTATGCGCTTGAGAACAACCAGCATTGGGGTGTATGGGGTGGATTGACTGAGCGTCAACGCTTTGCTGTGAAGAAGTTTCGTCGATCGGGTGTTGTTCACCCTCTTGACCCTGTGCGCTTTGATAAACCTTGAAGGTTTATTCGGCGTAGTTGTAGTCGTAGTTGTGTTCGTCAAGTTTGTTTAGACGGATTCGCTTGTTGCGTAATGCACCGATGTGGTGTCGTGCGGCGGCAAGAGTTGTGAAGGCGTACGCTTCGATCTGTGAGTCGACGCTTGTCTTGTGTACTGCAAGCCATGCTGATGACTTTGCTGTTGAGCGTGTGACTTGCCAGTAGTGCTGAGTCTTCATACATCTCACTGTATCAGCGTGAAGTCGTTAGCCGTTGTCAGTTGTTTGTTTCTCGGTACGCAATGTTCTTGAGTCGTCGTGCTTCGTTGCAGTCGTCGTGCTGTAGTTCGCAGTAGCAGTCGTAATACGGGAACTGTGTCAGGCAGGTGTTGCAGACAGTCACGAACTGGTGATACGTGAATCCTGTGGGTCGTATCGCATCGCAACAGTCATACGATTCTGTGTATCGAGTCATCTCTTTTCTCCTTCGTTCAAGTATTGAAGAGTGATTGCGATTCGTTCACGAGCAAGCGAGACAGAACCTCGTGCAAGATCAGCGTCGAGTTCTTGAAGTATCTCAGCGAGCAGACGAGCACTCACGTTCGGCTTGTACGCTTCAGTCTCTCGACCGTTGACATACTTTGGCAGAATGTACACCTGACTGCGTGAGCGTCGTTCAGTGAGTCGACAGATATATCCCTGCTTGTGCAGTGTTGAGAGCACGCCTGAGATTGCACCGTGATGCAGATCAAGTTCTGCACCGAGTTCATTCCATGTTGCGCCGTGTCGCCAGTGACGATCAAGAGCGTTGAGAACGTCTTGTTGACGCTTCGACGTTGTACCGTCTCCGTCTTGACGCTCTGCACGTTCACGACTCGTTGTTGAACCCGACCACCCTGAAGTGTTTGCGTACGGCGTGACAGGCTCTGTGATCTCAGCGAGATAGTCGAAGAGTGTGAAACTGTCGCCGCTCATAGATCGTTCTCAGTCGTCTCGACAAAACCGTCAGGGAACGGGTCGTACCCTTCTTCTTCGAGTAGTTCAGCGATGAGATCAAGACATTCACCATCGTTGAAGTGTTCGCCTTCGAGTCTCATGATCTTGATGATCTTGTCAACGAGTTCGTCTTTCAAGGCTTTCTCCTCTTGCTGTTGCACTGTCGGTCGATCAGTAAAGATCACGAGAGTCTCTGAGTCTCGTTCTAACGGGTCGCCTGCGGGCCATTCTGCTGTCATCGGTATCTCGTTGACAACGTACGTGAGACCGTCAATGACGATCGTCTTGCTTCGTTCAGTTGACATCGAGAGCCACGCTTGCGAAGTATTCGAGTTGAGCGTCTTGCAGTTGTTGAATCTTGTCGAGACGTTCACAGATCATTCGACTCAAGTGTTGAGCGTAGCCTTGATCTTGAGTCTGATCAGCGACGTACTGCTTCTTCGTCAGAAGAGTGATCTCGTCGATCATGTCTTCGATCTGATCGTTGATCAATTCTGTGTTCATAATCAGTTGCCCGCTTTCATAGTGAAAGTCATTGAAGATGATTCGCCAATGAGATACCTGTTCGCTTTGACTTCTTGTCGACGTTCACGACACTCAGCGCACCAGCACTGACGAACTGATCGACCGCTGTCGCTAGTCAAGCAGAGCGACTTCAAGCAGTATTGACCGCAGTTGCAGAATGACTTGCTCATCTCATGCACCGACTTTCATTGCGACGAGTGCTTCCATCTGATCGAGTGTGAGTTCGACAGTGAATCGAGGTGCGCTGTGCTGATGATCGTAACGTGCGCTCACAGGGCGAACACCAAAGACTTCAGTCAGTTTGCTCACGATTGATTCACTGCTCACGTACTCGCTGTTGCTTGAATCGATCATGACCCCGAACAAGTTGTTGATGCGAGCGATGTTGGATTCTTTTGCTTCGTTGTTATTGCGGAATCGGTTTGCGATTGCGCCGATTCTGCCCGACTCACGAAGTTTGCTGATCTCTAAGTTGTACTCAGCATCGCTCAGGGTGTAAGTACCGTCAGCGTTGAACGTGACTTTCTTGCAGACGAACTGATTGACAGTGCGTGTCAGGTTCTTGTTGTTGTAAACAGTGCGAGCAACTTTGACTTCAGAAGTCGTGATTGCTGTTGGCATGAAGATCGCTGATGCGTACTTCTCTTTGGATTGAACTGTGCAGAACCCGTCGTAGTTACCTTCGACGATTGAGTGATTCATGAGCAAGTTGCGGGCTTCGGTGATGTTCATTTCGGTTCTCCTGTTTGTGTTGATGTCGTGTTGACATAAGAGATCGTATAAGCAGAGTTATACAAGCGTCAACGTTATCGAGAAGATTCTGCAAAATATATGCCTCATCAGCGGTTTTGCAGAGAAAGAATTACGGGTTCTCTTCACGATTCACTTGATCGTGATACGCCTCGTGCGCTTCACAACGCACGCATCGACTCAATGGGTTGCGGTGGTAGTGATCGTATTCGTCGTGTTCTGTGTACACGAGATCGTCAGCGATCTTGCGCCAGCGTGCGACGAGTTCACGCAACTCTTCAACTGTCTGCGTGCTCTCGTTGTCTTCTGCGATCTCTGCTTCGAGTTGTCTGACGTAATCGTTCACAGTGTTCTCTTGCTCTTATCTGCTCGACGTTGAAACACGAGCACGTTGTCTCTGCGTTCAATGTCAACTTCTGCTTCGTCAGCAAGAAGGTCTGCGAGTTTCTCTTCTGCTTTGATCTTGTCGAGTAACGCACGAAGAACCCACGCAGGAATGTACAGAGTCATGTTGTCGTTCTCTTCGTCAGTAACGCCTCGTCTGAATCGTTCGAGAACTTCATAGTGATTCGCAAGTTCTTCTTCTGCGATCTCTCTTGCTTCAGCAACGATCTTTGTCATGTCACGCATTGTCATCTGCTTTCAAGTCTTGTGATCGTCGTGCTTCAGCAACAGCATCGTCGAGCAAGCCCCAACCAAGAATGTTGAGATTACGACTCAGACGCTTCCACGACATTGATGAACTAACCAACTCGAATACTTCGTCTGTGTCTTCGTCGCTGTGCATATGATCATCGTCGTCTTGTTGAGTGAGCCATTCGCACGCAACTTCTGATCGAGTGAAGATCACGCCTTGCCACTTGAATCGTTCACGCATCACTGCGAGCATCATTGTCGCTTCGAGTTCTGTGATCGTCTGTGCGACTTCAATCAGTGACTCTCGTCGTTCTGTGTATGTGGTCATCTTGTTTCTCCTGTTGCGATAAATAGTGCTGATAGTGCAACGATGCACAGATCGTTGAATCTTTGTGCTGTCAAAGTGTCGCTCGTGTTGGGCAACGGGTCGTCGGGATTGAACGTGCTTTCATACGCAGTTGGTTGATGCCCGAATCGATCGTGTAGATCAGCGTCGATCTCGAACTGTTCTGACTCGTGATCAGGGTGTCGTTCAATCCATTCTGCTTTTGCTTTGAGTCGTGCTGTGAGATCGTTGACGTATTCAGTCAGACGATTCACGCTGTCGTTCAGGCTATTCATCGTCAGTGCTTCGTTCTGCGAATACTGCGTCGACATCTTCCTTGACGGGCGCATACGGGCCTTTGAGTCGAACAACAGTTGCACAGAGATCAACACCTTCGTCGAGATATGCGAACTCCCATTCTTCAAGCGGTAGCCCATCGTGCGTGTCGCAGACGGGCAGTGAGCAGAATCCTGCTTCGATGCCTTTGTTGAGCCAGCGCACGAACTTGTCGTGATTCTTTTCAGTCATTGCTTGTCTCCTGTTTCGTGGGTCTTCCCCGTTGTTTGGTGCTCGGTCTGCGTAGTACGCCTCGTCTGAAGACGTATCCTTCTGAATACAGTCTCTCTCGATACGCCGCTTGACGCTGACGCTGTTTCTCTTTGCAGAGATCGCATCGACAACGATCACGAGAGTTGTATCTTGCTGTCGTGCCGTGTTCGGGTAATGGCTTGAGTCGATTCACCAGTTCTTCTCCTCGCATACTTGACACCATGATCGCACAAGGGTGTGAGCAAGTTGTTCAGAGAACAGACCGTCGATCTCTGCGAGCGTCGTGATTCGTTCTTGACCCTTGACGACTCGTGACTTGATGATCTTTAAT